CTTCTTCTGCCGTTGGTAAATTCGCATGGGGTCAAGTCCTTCAGCGTACTTTAGTTACCAACCAAGATGAAGGTTCAAATTCACTAACTGCCAAATTTGGCTTACCTAGTGATGACAATTTTAACGATTTCTTCCAATGCTGGAATTATCTTGCATACTCACAATCATTATACATGGTTCGTGTTGTTGCTGATGATGCTCGTAATGCTGCCGACGCTGGTGCATCAAACGAAGTAATCCACAATTTCGATAACTTCGAATCTCAAGAATCAACACTTACTGCGTCTGGTAAAAAATTCATTGCTAAATACCCCGGTGTTTATGGTGACCGAATTACTGTCCATGCTTGTGACTCTGTTACATTTGCGACTTGGGATCTTGCTGGTGAATTTGAATTTTCACCCGAAGGTACACAGTTTGCACTGATTGTCAAACTTGATGGTAACATCGTTGAACGTTTCGTCGTAGATCGTGAAGCTGGTAATAAAGATTATACCGGAATTACAACATACTACTTCGACCGAATCAACCGTTATTCTGAATACGTTTGGATCATCGGTGGTCATGCGACTGCAATTGTTGCCAAGTCTGGTGCCGATTGGGTTCCAATTGATAATATTTCATTATCGTTGACTGGCGGTGTTGATGGTGGCGAACCAACTTTGGCTAATTACCAAGCTGGCGCGGAACTATTCAAATCAGAACAGATTGACATTAAAACCACTATTCAAACTGGTGGCGCATCGTTCCAAGAAGCTTATGGTAAATTCCTAATGGAAACCGTGGCTGAAGGTCGTAAAGATACAATTGCTGTTGTTGGCCCTGCGTTAAGTTCAGTGTTAGGTCAGATTGATCCGGCGACTCGCGAAGTGTCTGCACGTACTGCTATGGGTTCAAGCTCATACGGTTTCTGGGCGTCAAACTATAAATATCAATATGATAGCTATAATGATAAATATCGTTGGGTGTCGTTCGCTGGCGACGTTGCTGGCCTAATGGCGCGTGCTGCTGAAGATGAACCGTGGCAATCACCCGCTGGTTATGATTTTGGTCGTATTAAGAACGTCGAACGTACTGCATACGAACAAAGCAAACCACAACGTGATATTTTATATCCATCACAATGTAATCCAATTTTCGTCGATGGTGCCGATGGTTGTGTATTACTTGGTGATAAGACCATGCAAGCAAAAGCGTCTGCTTTCCAATATTACAACGTGCGCTCTGTGTTCATCGTAATGGAAAAAGCAATTGCAACCGCGTCGAAGTACCAGTTATTTAAATACAACGATGAGTTTACTCAAACGACTTTCAAAAACATGATTATTCCGTATCTTCGTAATATTCAAAGTCGTCGCGGTATTATCGGTTCGGCTGTTATTTGTGATGGTCGTAATAACACACCATACGTTATTGATCAAGGTCAATTTGTTGCGACGATTCTAGCCAAACCAAACCGCACCATCCAAGGTGTTGGACTTAAGTTTGTTGCTACGTCAACTGGTGTTGATTTCGAAGAAATCACAAACGCGATTCTTAACGTGTAAGGGGGTTTCCCCCTTCTTCAAATAGGTAAATTTATGAATATCGACGATTTCAAAGGAGCATTTGAAGGTGCCGCACGTCCTACGCATTTCCGCGTTAGTGGCTTGGGTGCCGACCGATCTATTTCCTTTATGGTTAAAGCATCGCAAATTCCAGCGTCAACATTAGGTGTAATTGAAGTTCCTCACATGGGACGTAAAATTAAGATCCCCGGTGACCGAACTTTTGCAGAATGGCCATTAACTATTATCAACGACAAGACTTTTGTATTGCGCAAGCATTTCGAAGACTGGTCAAGCCGTATCAATCATCACAAAGATAATACAGGCGAACGTGATACCGAAAGCATTAAACAAGATGGTTTTGTTGACCAACTTGACGATCAAGGTAAAGTGTTAGCTCGTTATCAATTTGTTGGTTGTTGGCCAAGTGAAGTAGGTCAAATCGACTTAGCAAAAGACTCAACCGATACGCTCGAAGAGTTCCCTATTGTACTTCAGTACGATTATTGGGTACGCATCGACTAGATAAAAATGTCGCCTATTCTAATAATGGATAGGCGACTTTCTAGTGCGTATAAATAATTAGAGTAGTGATAATATAATAGGTAATTTATAATGGCAATGAACGATATTGATATTTTTGGTTTTGATTTCGGTCAAAACAAAAGTAAAGCATCAACTGATGATGCCGCTATATCATTTGCGAATCCGGATAATCCTGATGGTGCATTAGTAATTGATAATGGCACAAACAATGATGGCGCTGCTTATGGTGGTGGTCGTGCACTGGCACAAATGTCATTCCAAGCCGAATATAGAGGCGAACAAGAATTAATATCACTATATCGTAAAATTGCACAAGAACCTGATATTGAAAACGCTATTGATGATATTGTCAACGACGCAATTGTTATGGATTCTGAAGAAGATACCGTTTCATTAGACCTTGATGATGTTGATGGTATGAGTTCAGCAATACAAGAAAAAATTAAAGATTCATTCAAACGTGTTCTTAAGCTTATGAAATTTAGGGATCGTGGTGATGAATTCTTCCGCGAATGGTATATCGACGGCCGTCAATATTTTCATATGGTTGTCGACACAAAGCGACCAACTGACGGAATATTCGAATTAAGAAAAATTGACCCACGCTATATACAACTAGTTCGTGAAATTCACAGACAAACGAATGGTCAAATCGAAGTTGTTAAAGGTTTTCGTGAATATTATCTTTATGCCGATCCACGTATGGGCCAATTCAATCAAGCACTTGAAATTTCACCCGAGGCAATTTGTTATATTTCGTCTGGCCTGATTGATGCAGAATACAGATCAAAAGTTTCTAATAATCCTGATTATACCAAAGAAATTGTAATTTCGCATCTACATAAAGCAATCAAACCGTATAACCGTTTGAATCAGCTTGAAGATGCATTGGTGATCTACCGGATTAGTCGTGCACCAGAACGTTTAGTATTTTACGTCGATGTTGGTAACTTGAATAAATCGCGCGGCGAAGCATTCATGCAAGAAAACATCAATAAATATAAGAACAAGATGGTTTATGATGGCAAAACTGGCAAAGTAAAAAATGACCGCCACATTATGTCGGTTATGGAAAACGTTTGGTTACCACGTAAACAAGGTTCAAAAGGTACTGAAGTTAGTTCGCTATCAGGTGCCATGAACCTAGGTCAGATCGACGATGTTGCATACTTCAAGCGCAAGCTACTTGAATCATTAAAAACTCCAACAAGTCGTTTAGAAGACGATGGCGGTATGATGGGTGCACGTACTAGTGAAATTTCACGCGATGAGTTGAAATTCACTAAATTTACCAATAAATTGCGCAAACAATACACCAAAGCGTTCTTAATATTTTTGAAAACTGAATTGATTTTAACTCGTGTTTGCACTCTAGAAGATTGGGAAAAATGGCGCGACGATATTAAATTTATTTGGGCCAATGATTCATATTTTGCTGAATTAAAAGAACAAGAAATTTTAGGCGCTCGATTGGATGTGTTACAAAGTGCTGGTATTGAAAATCCGGTTGGTAAATATTTTTCTCATGATTGGGTACGTAAAACCGTCTTGAGACAAACATCGGATGAGATAGACCAACAAGATAAGCTCATTAAAGAAGAGGCCAATAACGAACAGTTTAACCCACCTTCCGAAGAAGATGGTGGTGATGGGTTCGGTGGCACGTCAGGAGGCTTTACTGGTGATGATAACAAAGGCGACAATACAGATCAAGAGGATGTAAAATCTGTGTTAGATGAGCCAAAGTCGAGTCCTAAACCTAATGACAAACAAGACAACGCGAAGTGAATTAAAACTATACCCAAACCGCGATTTGGATAAAATACCAACGGTATAATCCAAATCCAAAACATCGAGGTAATAACAATGAGTACAGCTAGAGAAATTATCGAAAACATTGATAGTCCGTCAAAAATAAAAGAGTTGACCGAGGCTTTGATGTTTGGTCGTTTGGGTCAAACATTAACTGTTGAACAATGTGGTGATACACCAGATGATGAGTCTGAAATGGATGCAAAGAATGCCGCAAAAGCTGAAGTTGCAGAAAAAACCAAAGATAAAATCATGGAATCTACATTAGATATTGTTGATCTATTTTCAGTCGGAAAATTATCAGAAGGCTACGACGTACTAACCGAAGCACTAGAATTGCGTTTAACTCAAATTGCAGAAGGTGAAATGGAAGACGAAGAAGATGATGAAATGGACGGCGAAGAAGAAGAAGATGACGGTGAAATGGACAGCGAAGAAGATGACGATGAAAAGAAAGATGTGATGGAAGCAACAATCATCACAAAAGTCAATAGTCGTGGTGAAAAACGTCGCCGTTTAAAATGTAACCCCGGTTATAAGTTGGAAAATGGTGTATGTGTTCCGGTATCTGGCGCGGCCAAGGTCAACAAGTTGCGATCTGCCAAAAAAGCCGCACGTACTAAACATGCGCAAGGTGCCGGATATGCATTGAAAGTTGCCAAGAAAAGTAAAAAAGCAATGATGAAACGTAAATCATTCGGATTACATGAAGCAACTGACACTCGTGGCGCAATTGGCAACGTACTAAATACTATGGGATTTGGCGGTGTTAAAGTTCCACAAGCAACATATTCTGCCGATAAAGAATCGTGGGATTTGGGCGTGAAAATGACCCCAAGTGAAATGAAACATTTTGGCCAAGAACTTAACAAAATCAATGGTAAACGTTTTGGTGGTGTAGAAGTATTACCATATGGCCAAAGTATGCGGGTTCAAGTTTCACTTAAATAACTCGTATAAATATAAGTACAAGAACATTAAAGGTGACAATTATGACCATGAAGCTGATTCGAGAAGATTATCTCGATCAACAAATATCATCATTTGTTCTTGACGAAGAAACTGGCCGCAAACGTTGGTATATCGAAGGTGTATTTGCTGAACAAGAACAGAAAAACCGAAATGGTCGGGTGTATCCCAAAACTGTTCTTGAGCGAGAAGTCAAGCGATATGTCAATGAACGGGTAAAAACTGGTCGTGCTATGGGTGAATTAAACCATCCAGCGTATCGACAAGTTAATCCGGAACGTGTGTGCCACCGAATCGTTGAGATCAAACAAAATGGCAACGACTATATTGGAAAATCGTTAATCACAGATAGCAATTCTGCCGGATTGGGTCGGGTTGTTTCGGGTTTACTCGAAGATGGTTGTCAATTAGGTGTTTCAACTCGCGGCGTTGGTAGTTGCCGTATGCAAGAAAGTGTAGGTATCGTTCAGCCAGATTACCATATGGAATGTATTGATGTAGTGACCGATCCAAGCGCAAATAAAGCGTTTGTAAATGGCATTATGGAAGGTACTAGTTACGTGTGGGATAACGGCATTATTGTTGAACAAGCTTGTGAAGTTATGCAAGATGAAATCAACCGTTCCGCTCGATTGCGCGAAAATGAGGATTTGATGGCAGCTAGAATGCTTGAAAACTTCAAAGGTTTATTCGGCGAAAAAGTGTTTGATGTTGATGCATTTGCACGAAGTATCCGTAATCCGAGCGCATAAATATTAGTATACAACTTTGATAGGTAATAACAATGGCTGATCCAAAAGACAAAGAAAAAGGCGTAAATCCTTTTGCAAAAAAAGATGAACCCGATACTAAAAAACCTGAAGCTGGTGCCGAAAAGGAACCGGAAGGTAAAAAAGAACCAATGAAAGATGGCGAAAAAACTGGACTAGATAAAGAAAAAGTCGCAGAAAGCATTCGTGGTCTATTCAAAGGTGTTGAATTAAGCGAAAAAATTGTGGAATCGGTAGTGTTAATCGCAACCGCCGCAATCGCAGAACAAACCGAACTTGCAAGTTTAGCCGCAATTGCAGAAGCGCGCGAAGATTATGAGTCAAAATTCGATGTAGAAGTCACTAAGTTGGCAGAAAGCGTCGATAAATACTTGACACATGGTGTACGTAAATTTATTGATGAAAATAAAATTGCAATCACCGAAGGTCTTCGTCAAGAAGCTGCTCATAAAATTTTAGAGTCAGCAAAAGGCATTTGTGAATCATATGGTTTAGAAATTTCCGATGATGAACAGGCCACGTTAGAAGAAGCCGAAAGCAAAGTTACACTAGCCACTGAAAAGCTCGATGAATCGTTAAATCGTGAAATTGAGTTGCAGAATGAAGTAGACAATCTTAAAAAAGAGCGTTCATTCAAAGCTGTTACTGAAGGTATGGTATTAACTGACGCTGAACGTTTAGGTAAATTGGCCGAGTCAATTAGTTTCAATGATGAATCTGATTATGCAGACCAATTAAAAACCCTTAAAGAAAGCTTTATTGGTGGTACTAAGGTGCCTAAAGAACCATTAAATCTTAATGAAGGTAAAACTGTTGATGCACCTAAAGTCGATGCGAAAGCTGTGAAATTAGATGAATCTACAGACCAAAAACCAAAGGCGGCACCAAAAAGCCGTAAATTCTAAGTTGTTGTTGATTTAGTTGGGAAAAAACCCAACTAAATAACAGTGTAACTTGAAAAAAACTTGATATTCGACAATTAAAAAGGTAAAAATTTATGTCTATTCTACATACCCATTTTTCACAAGCGGCTCTTGCTGGCAAAGATCCTGTACGTTTAAGTATCGACGAATCAGTCGTTTCAAAATGGAACGATGCATTTGACGGTGAAGCCACATTATCAGAGTCTATTAAAGACCGTACAACTCGCCGTGTTGTAACCCAAATGCTTGAATATCAATATCAAGATATGGGCGGTGACGATAACGCGAACATCGACATGCGCGAACAGAATATGGACGAAGCCGATGCAACAAATGGTGTTGGTACTTCTAGTTCAGTTAGTTCTACTAATGCTGCTAACTTCGACCCAGTTTTAATCAAAATGGTTCGTAAAGTTGCACCAAGTCTTATTCACCACGGCTTAGTTGGTGTTCAGCCAATGAATGCACCGACTGGTCTTATCTTCGCGATGAAATCATTCTACGTGAACAAAGATGGTACAAAAGGTAGTGAAGCATATCCTGAAGGTGTTGCTGGTGCTGCTGGTGCACCAAATGTTGGTCACTCTGGTGGTTTCAAAGACGTTACTCAAGCTAACGTTCATCAAAAAGACCGTCGTTATAGCACTGCTGAATC